GAATGGAGCCCTTGCCATGCCAAAGCCGAAACCCGCGCGCGCGCGGGGTCGCCCTGAGAGGGTTGTGACTGTGGATTTTGGGCCTGCCCAACGCCTGGCCAATGGCACGGCATGGGTTGCTTACCGGGCGGACCCGGAGAGCCCGGCGCGGCCGTCTGTGAAGGCCGCTAGTGCCAAGATTATCTACCATCAGTTGTGGCTGGCCGGACATTTGACAGACGAACACCACGAGGCGGCGGACAGGTATCTGACCCGGCTGGAGGTGGCGGACGGTGCCCAGGTGGATACGCGCGGCAATGGGGCGGCCAGCTATGGCCCGACCATGGCCCAAGTGGCGGCCCTGGCCGATCTGCGGGTGGCAGACGCGGCGATAGGCCCGGCGCCGCTGGTGGCAGGGGTGCGGACCGTGATTGGCTGGAATATCTGGCCGCCGGATTTGGAGGTGGGGGCTTTTCGGGCCGCGCTGGGGCGCTTGGCTGAAGCGTGGGGGATGTGACTATGGAATGGCAGCCGATTGAAACCGCGCCAAAGGATGGGACTGAGGTGTTGGTTTGGAATGGTGGAAACGATGGCTTTTACACAACGCCTGGCCAAATGGGCGTGGCGTATTGGGGGCGGCAGGGCTTTCCAGAGCGGAAGCGCGCGTGGTGCGCTAGTGACTGTTGCGACGGCGTGACGACTTACACGCCCACCCACTGGATGCCCCTGCCCGCACCCCCTCAAATTTGACATGAAGCACACTTGACAAGCCCCTGATTTATTTGTAGGGGGAGGACATTCTGGATTTTTGCGCCCGGAGCCCGACAAAGGCTGCCGGGCTTTTTCATGCCCAAGGCTTAACATGGCGCGCAGCTCCACCACCCGCAAAGGCAACGGCGCGGGCCACGGTGGACCGGCAAGCGGCGCAGGCTACGGGCCAGGCGCAGGCCCGGCCAAAGCGTTCACCGCAGACAATCAGCCCGCACCCGAAGCGAAATCCGCCGGCAAGGAAGTGGCCGCCGAAATCAAGGCGCAGATTGCCGCCCGCAAGGAAGAAATTCTCGCCGCGCAATTCACGCGCGCCTTGGACGTGGCGCACCCGCAAGGCCACGCGGCAGCCAAGGATTTGTTGGACCGGATAGCGCCGCCTGAGAGCAAGACGGACGTCACCACCAATGGCGAGCGGCTAGGTTACGTCATCATGGCGCCAGCAGAGGCAGAGGACGCCGAAGCATGGGCGAAGCAGCACCAGCCCCAAACATAGTCTGGCGCCCCCAGGCAGGCCCGCAAACGGCGCTGATCACCTGCCCGGTCTTTGAGGTTTTCTTCGGCGGGGCGCGCGGCGGCGGCAAGACTGACGGCATGTTGGGCGAATGGGCCGTTCACGCGGACCGCTACGGCAAGCAAGCCATCGGCCTGATGGTCCGCCGCACGCGGACAGAGTTGCAAGAGACATTTGAGCGCGCGCGGGCGCTGTTCACGCCATTGGGGGCGCAGTTCACTGCGGTGCCCATGCGCTGCGTCATGCCCGGCGGGGCAAGACTGACTTTCGCCTATTTGGAACGCGACGCGGACGCCGAAAGCTATCAGGGCCACAGCTATACGCGGGTCTATGTCGAGGAAGCGGGCAATTTCCCAAGCCCGGCGCCGATCCTGAAGCTGTTTGCCACGTTGCGGTCTGGTTCTGGTGTGCCGTGCCGCATACGCTTGACAGGCAACCCCGGCGGGCCTGGGCATCAATGGGTGCGGGCGCGCTACATTGACCCGGAGCCCATGGGCTGGCGCGTCATGAAGGACGATGTGAGCGGCCTGGAGCGGGTTTATATCCCGTCGCGCGTTGGCGATAACCGGCACTTGGGCGCTGATTACGTGGCCCGGCTGCGGGCGAGCGGCGCACCGGAGTTGGTGCGGGCTTGGCTAGAAGGCGATTGGTCTGTCATCGCGGGGGCGTTCTTCCCCGAGTTTGATATGGCGCGGCATGTGATCGCGCCGCGTGAATTGCCGGAGCATTGGTTTCGGTTCCGGTCTTTGGACTGGGGCAGCGCCCGGCCATTTTCGGTGGGCTGGTGGGCTGTCTCTGACGGCGAGCTGCAGGACATCCCGCGCGGTGCGCTGGTGCGCTACCGCGAATGGTATGGCAGCACCGGCAAGCCCAACGAGGGCCTGCGCATGACGGCCGAGGAAGTGGCGGCGGGTATCGTGCAGCGTGAGGCGCAAGACCCCAAGCCCGAGAATGGCCTGCATGGCGTGGCTGATCCGGCCATTTTTGCCAGCGATGGCGGGCCATCGATTGCCGAGCGCATGGCGCGCGCGGCCAAAGTGTTCTTCCGCCCGGCGGATAACGCCCGCGTGTCGCGGCAAGGCGCGCTTGGCGGGTGGGATCAAGTGCGGGCCAGGCTGCGCGGTGATGAAACCGGGCCGGGGTTGCTGCTGTTCAGCACTTGCCGCGACCTAATCCGCACCTTGCCGGCGTTGCAGCATGATCCTGACCGGCCGGAAGACGTGGACAGCGACGGCGAAGACCACGCGCCAGACGAGGCGCGCTACGCCTGCATGAGCCGCCCTTGGGTGCGGCAAAAACCCGTGCATCAGCCGGGCGCGATTGTATCGGTTGGCGCGAGCAATACCGCGACCTTTAACGACCTTTGGAAAACTGCACCGCGCGCTGAGCGGTGGTGATGGAGTTCAAGCCATGTCTATGACTGCGCCATTCTCGCCGGGCGAGACGCTCACGCTTGCCGTGACGGACGCCAGCAGCAGCGCAACCTTTGGCACAGCGGGGGCGCAAGCTTCCGTCATCGAAGTGCAGAACCTTGGCACGCTGACCTGCTTCATTGCCTTTGGCGCGTCTGCCACAACGGCGGGCTATCCGATTGGCGCCGGTCAGTCCAAGGTGGTCAGCAAGGCGCCAGGCGTGGCGCAGATCGCGGCCATTTGCGCGACGGGGCAGACCACCACGCTGTGTGTCACGGCGGGCCAGGGGCGCTAACTTGTTCCAGCGCATCAACACGCGGTTGCGGGCAGGCGGCAACGCCAGCGGCATTGCGTTTGATTTTAGGTCTGGCGCGCTTGATCCGCGGATTAGCTTCACGCGGGCGTCTGCCGCTTGGTATTTCGACAGCACCGGCAATCTGGTTCAGGCCAGCACAAACGAGCCGCGCTTTGACTATGATCCTGCTACGCTTCAGGCGCGCGGGTTGTTAGTTGAAAGCAGCCGGACGAATGGTATCCGTAATCCAAGGCTTGAGGGTGCTGTTGCCGGAACTCCGGGGACAATGCCAACAAACACACTTATGTCCACGCCTGGAATGACTGGGCTTTCAACTGAAGTCGTTGGATTTGGCTCTGAAGATGGATTTTCTTATGTAGATTTACGCTGGTTTGGCACGGCTTCTGCGGGTGGAACTCTTGCTTTTTGGATGGAGCAAGGTCTTCAAATAGCCGCAACAGTAGGCCAAACTTTTGCATATTCGTTATATGCCAAAGTAGTTGCAGGGACATATCCGGCAGCTTCATCTACCTTCGGTATTGTTGAGCAAGATGGCGGTGGAGCCACTTTAGGGCTACCTATTTTAACGGCATCCGCTATTCCCGGTAGCGTATCTACACCGCTTCGCCAATGCCGTATGACCGCTGTAGGGACAGTAGTTGCGGCAGGCACCGCATTTATTCAACCAACGTGGCGGTCTGGAAGTGTCACAAGCGGCGCAACCATAGACGTAACCATCCGCTTTGCTGCCCCGCAGACAGAACTTGGCACCTTTCCCACCAGCCCGATCTTCCCCGCTGTTGGGTCGCCTGCTGCTTCCACGCGCAGCTTTGATACCGCTGCTATGTCCGTAGCTTTTGGTTCTAATTTTACTTTATTAGAGGAATTTCAAACAACAGGAAGATTTGCTTCTGTTGGTGGAAGTATCAACCATTATATTAGTGCTGACGATGGGACTGTTACAAATAGATTTTCAATTCAGCAACGGACAGAAGCATCAGCTTTGATTGGTCTTGAATTGAACATAGGTGGAGTTATCACCGCCTTACCAAAGCAACCTTTAACAGTTGGTGCGATACAAAAACATATTGGCGCATATTCAAATGGCGATGTTGCCTATGTTGCAAATGGTGGTTCTGTGCAAACACAATCAGGTTTAACTTTACCAGCATTAACTCGGCTTCACATACAAAACCCAGGCAGCGCCCCCGCTGGTTCTGTCACTTATGTGCGCCGTGTGGCAGTGTATCCATCACGCCTTTCCAACGCCACGCTTCAGGCGCTCACCGCATGACCTGGACCTATACCTATCACCGCTTCACCAATCGCGCGGCGTTTGACGCGGCGTATGATGCGGCAGGCTTGCCGCGTGAGAATGGACAGATCGCCCCACCTGAAACCGTGGCGCTGGATGTGATTGGCGCGCTGCATGACCGGGCCGAGTTCAACGCGCTGGGCATCGTGATCAAATTGCCGGTTTTGCTGACCGGCTTTCATGTCAACGCGGCCTGGTCCGGTGAAGTGCCGGCGCCGTTCCGTGCCAGTCGCATCTCACCTGCCACACCTCGGAGGGTTTTCGCGTAATGTCGCACGAACCCGATGACCTGGATTACGATACGCCCGCCGGCAAATACCGCCGTTGGCTGATCGAGATCGAGCAGGCCGACAAATGGTGCCATGATTGGCACGACACGGCCCGCCGCTGCCTGCGCCGGTATCGTGACGAGCGCCGCAATGCCGCGTCTTCCGATGACGGCGAGCGGCGCATCAATATTTTCTGGTCCAATGTGGCGACGCTGCAGCCGGCGCTTTATGCGCGCCGCGCCAAGCCTGTGGTGGAACGGCGCTTCAAGGACGCCGACCCCATCGGCAAGACGGCGGCCGAAGTGCTGGAGCGCGCGGTCACTTTTGCGACCGATAGCGAGCAATTCGACGAGGTTATCAAGCAAGCGCGCGATGATCGGCTGATTGTTGGCCGTGGCACGGCTTGGGTGCGCTATGTGCCGCACTTCCAACAGATGCAGCCGCCGACGCCCGCTGATGGTGTTGGCATCACGGATGACGCTTCCGAATACGAGGCTGAAGCGCCCGAACAGCCCGGCGATATGCTGGTGTTCGAGGAAGTGGCGCATGATTATGTCGCCTGGGCTGATTTCCTTATGTCGCCCGCCAAGACCTGGCGCGAGGTGCGCTGGGTAGCGCGCCGGGTGCAAATGACGCGGCACGAATTGGTGGAGCGGTTCGGCGAGGAAATCGGCCGGGCCGTGCCGTTGGCCGCGCGCTTGCAGCAAGACAACTCCGACACGCCAGAAGCGCGCTTCCGTGATGGCTTGGCCGCGCGGGCCGAGGTCTATGAGATTTGGGACAAGGCCGAGCGCAAGGTGTGCTGGATTGCCAAGGGCTATGAGGCGCCGTTGGATGAGCGCGACGATCCGCTGCGGCTGCGTGAGTTCTTCCCTTGCCCGAAGCCTTTGTTTGCCACCACGACGACCGATAGCCTGATCCCGAAGCCGGATTTCCTGCTTTACAAGGATCAGGCGAATGATTTGGATGATGTCACCTATCGCCTGTCCAAACTGACCGAGGCGTGCCGGGTTTCTGGCGTTTATGACGCATCGCAGGACAGCAGCCTTGGGCGGTTGTTCCAAGAGGGTGGCGACAATAAGCTGATCCCGGTCAACACCTGGGCGGCCTTTGCCGATAAGGGCGGGCTGCGCGGTGTCATGGATTTCGTGCCGCTGGATGGGGTGATTGCCACCATCCGCGAATTGACGGCGCGTGAGCAGGCGCTCAAGGCGCAGATTTACGAGGTGACGGGTATTTCAGACATTGTGCGGGGTTATTCCGCACCATCTGAGACGGCCACGGCGCAGCAGATCAAGGGCCAATTTGCTGCGTTGCGCTTGCAGGAACAGCAGGCCGAGGTAGCGCGGTTTGCGCGTGATTTGATTGCGATGACGGCGGAGATCATCGCCGAGCATTTCCAGCCGCAGACGATTGCGCTGATGTCTGGCTTGCAGGAGCAGGCGCCGGAGTTCCAGCAGGCCTTTCCTATGGCGGTGATGCTGCTGCGCCAAGACGCCATGCGGAGTTTCCGCATTGAGATCGAGACGGACAGCACGATTGCCGTTGACGAGCAGGGCGACAAGCAAGCCGCGACCGAGTTTCTGACCGCGATGGGCAATTATATGGCGACCAGCCTGCCCATGGCGCAGCAGGCGCCGGAATTGTTGCCGGTGGTAGGGCAAGGCGCGGTATTCTTGGCGCGGCGCTTTCGGGCCGGCCGGCAATTGGAAGGCGCCATTGATCAGGCGTTCCAGGCGTTGCAGCAGCGCGCGCAGCAGATGCTGCAGCAGCAGCCTGACCCGGCCACGCTGAAGGCGCAGGCTGATGAAAAGCGGCTGGCGCTGGAGGCGGATATTAAGGCGCGTGAATTGGCGTTGCGTGAGCAGGAATTGACCTTCAACGCGGATTTGAAGGCCCGTGAGATGGGCTTGCGTGAGGCGGAAATGGCGCAGGCGGCGACCATTGAAGCGCAACGCTTGCAGGATGGCCAGGCGGCGCGGGCTGAAGCGCGCAAGGATGCGTTGCTGCCTGACCGCGAAGCAATGCTTGGAGAGAGCGAGGCGCAAATGCGAGAATTGGCAGCGGCTTTGGCGGCGTTGGGCCAGAGCCTTGAAGCGATGCAACAGCAACACGCCAGCACGTCGCAAATGCAGGCGCAGGCCTTGGCGCAATTGGCGGCTTCCATGACGGCGCCGAAGCGCGTGGTGCGGGGGGCTGATGGTCGCGCCATGGGCGTTGAAACCGTATTCAATTGATCGGCGGGGTTTAGGTTATGGCCGTGCAGCTTTCCGTTGCCGTGCGTAATGCGCGGTTGGACGCGATTGAAACGACCGCCGGCGCATCGGCGGTGATGAAGATTTTCACGGGCAGCGCGCCCGCTAATTGTGCGGCGGCAGATAGCGGCACCGTGCTGGCGACGATCAATCTGCCGTCCGATTGGATGGCCGCCGCAAGCAGTGGTAGCAAGGCAAAAAGCGGCACTTGGCAAGACCTAAGCGCCGATAACACCGGCACGGCGGGGCATTTTCGCGTGTACGACAGTAGCGCCACGACATGCCACATTCAAGGCGTAGTATCGGCCAGTGGTGGCGGTGGCGATTTGATTGTGAGTTCTACATCGTTTACGGCGGGGCAGTCCTTCACGGTCAATACGTTTACCCTGACGGACGGGAACGCATGATCCTCCTCACCTCCACCTCCGATAAAATCCGCCTTGTCACGGATACGGCGGGGGATATTCGCGTTCAGGCGTCCTATGTGGATTTGTCGGGAACCACGGTCACGCCGGGGCGGCTGAATACCGCGATTGCCACTGATACCACGACAGATGTTGTTTTATCGCCTGCGTCATCCACGCAGCGGAACGTGAAATTCCTCAGTATCTGGAACGACAGCGCAAGCGCAGCGAACAAGATCACGGTGCTGCATACTGATGGCACGACTGCGGTGGACCTGTATCAAGTGTCGCTGCCCGCACAGTCCGGCGTTGTGTATCTGGATGGGCAGGGCTGGACGCTGTACGGCAATACGCGCCCGACCAATATCCAGACTTTCAGCGCAAACGGCACTTGGAACAAGCCAACCAATTTCACACCCAAGATAGTGCTGGTTCGCATCTGGGGCGCAGGCGGCGGTGGCGGTGGCGGGGCTTCGCTTTCTACTGCGGCTATCACCAAAGGCGGCGCTGGCGGGGGCGGCGGATGCCGCGTTGAGTTTATCTTCACCGCTGATGCGCTGACCAATTCCGTATCTGTCACCATTGGCGCTGGCGGTTCTGCTGGTGCTGCTGGCGCGGCTGGCGGCGCTGGCGGCAATGGCGGCGCGGGCGGCAACTCGACCTTCGGCAGCTACCTGACCGCTTACGGCGGTGGCGGCGGTGCGGGCGGGCAAACTTCGGCTGTTGCTACGGGTAGCGGCGGCGGGGGCGGATGCCATGCTGCGGGCGGTTCTGGTTCTGGTGGTACGGTTGGCACTGGCGGGCTACCAACGGGCGGTGGACCGGGCATTGGTGGTCAAGGCATTACCGGCAGCGCCACATCTGGCGGCACAGCACATTATGGCTGGGAAGGCGGTGGCGGTGGTGGTGGGTCAGCAAACACCCCGGCTGGCGTTGCTGGTGGCGGTTCGGTTTGGGGTGGCGGGGGCGGCGGTTCTGGTGGACATCGTAGCGCAACACCCGCAGTTGTCGTAGCCACTGCGGGCGGCGGCGCCAATTCCGCCGTAGGTGGCGGCGGCACGGCTGGGGCGTCTGGCGCTACCCCCACCCCTGGAACCCAAGGCGCTGCAAGCAACAATGTTGTCGGCGGTCAAGGCGGCGGTGGCGGCGGTTCCACAGTGACGGCTTCCACTTCTGGCGCTGCTGGTGGTGCTGGCGGGCAAGGTGGTGGCGGTGGCGGCGGCGGCGGCGCTGGTAATAACCCCGGCACTGGCGGTGCAGGCGGTGCTGGCGGCGATGGTTATTGCGTTGTGATGTGCTGGTGACGCGCCGTGATCCTGCTTACATCCACGTCCGATAAAATCACGGTCACAACGGGCGCAGCCGGAACGATTGGTGTTTTTGCGTCTTGGGTTGATTTATCTGGCACCACGGTTACGCCTGACCGCGCCAATTTTTCCATCACGA